AAAAAAAATCACACATCATCGTGTTCCCATTTTAGAAAGTTTCCTTTGATTCCGTTTTTGTATTTCTTACCGGCAAGGTAATGTGATATATTTGGTAGCGTCACTCCAAGTATTTTAGACCAACCTTCCCTAGTATTCATTTCCCCCACATAAGGTCCATCAATACAAACAAGATTTCCTTTGAAGTTTGGGTGGTTTTCTCCTCTTTTAGAGAGTCCAATGTTTCTTTTGTGTTCAGGAGTTAGTTTTTTACCGATGTGTTTTTTTCTCAATTTTTCTTTTACTTCATCCGATTGGTGCTTACCAAACATATGATGTTTTTCTCCACGAACACAGGCAAGAACCATCGACTGACTCAATTTCTCTCGTGTTTCCTTTGAGAACTTCTTACCATAATTGTGATTTTTATGGCCAACATGCGATTCCCGCATCTTTCTTTTTGTTTCTTCTGAATGGTGTTTTCCATACATATAATGGTGTTCTCCACGTATTCCGGTACCACCACTACTATGATTGTGCATATTGTAAAACATTGGATTATTACTAGCGTTATAATAATTTAGCCAGTATTCTTCACGGTTTATCAATTCTTCTTTGGAAGAACAACTCTCAAGTATCTCTTTCTTGAAATTTTCTCTTCCATATTTTAGAATTGCCCTTTTCAGAATTGCACCAGAACCAAGATAACTTGGTTTATTTTTTGTGTCTTTGCCGATATACTGCTTACCATTGACCAAATTTGTGGTCTTATAGATAACCATAACGTTCTCCGATTTTGTTTATACTTGTTTGTTGTCTGCTAATAAATATCAAAAAAGAAAACAAAAAGGTCGGATTTGGACGGGAGAATTTCGTAGAAGCTAACAACAAACCACAATATAAACCACCAAATCCGACCATAATACAGAACTTCTAATTAGTCATCTAACAGAGGTTCGTCTGATACAATAACATCGTCAATACGAACTTCGTCTGTTTTCTGATATTGCATGATAACTTTTTCTGCTATGGAATCATAAATTGATTCTTTGTATTCAGGATTACTGATAATCTTTTCAACAAAATCCTTACTCTGAAATTTGATGACTTCGCCAGTTGTTTTATCTACCCATTCATACCAAGCACCACTCTGGCGAACTAACCCATACGTTTTCATTGTTTCCAACCAAGAACCATAATCATCTATTCCACTCGAAAAATATACGGCATATTCAGCTTCTCTCAAAGGAGGACCACAGCGATTTTTGGTGAGTTTTGCCTTTACCTTAGCACCGACCACTTCTTCTACACCATTCACCTTTGCTTTGATTGCACCGATGGATGATAGACGAATACGAACAGAAGCATGGAAGGGAATACCTTTTCCACCAGGTGTTGTCCACGGGTCAGAGAAAGCCGGTGCATTCAACTTTTGACGAAGTTGATTTGTAAAGATAAGGCAGATTCTTTCTCGGCCGATTAGATTTGTAATCTTTCGCATTGCCTTTGAAATAATCAATGCCTTTGCAGTTGCGTATCCATCCTTATCAAAGTCAGCCGCCATCTCTGTCTTTGTTGATGCACCCGCAATAGAGTCAACAACGATGGTCACGAGTCGATTCTTATCTGATGAACGAACCTTTTCTACAATAACTTCCACCGTTTCAAAGATGTCTTCCACCGTTTCGAGTGGAACATACAACATCTCTTTTAGATTGAGACCGATAGCTGAAAGAAACTCGGTTGACAGAGCATTTTCTGTGTCAATATAAACGGCAAGACCGCCTTTCTTTTGTGTATTGAGAAGGGTGTGAGCGGCAAGTAGTGACTTACCGCTTTGTTCCAATCCCGTTATCTCACAAACACGTCCTACTGGAAATCCACCCCATTTTCGATTTGAGATGGCAAGGTCGAGGATAGTTGACCCCGTAGATACCCATTCTTTTACAATAGTTGGAGCATCATCATCACCTTCCAAAAAATAAGCAGTCTTTAAATTTTGTGATTTAAATTGCTTATTTATGGTTTCCGCGATTAAACCACCGAGTTCATCGGTTAGGTCATTTTTTGTTTTAGCCATAAATTACTCCAAATATTAGTTAAACAGGTCGTCAAACGCCTTTTCAACTTCATTAGTAGTAACGGTATTCTTCGTTGAATTTGATTTTGTAACTTCTTCACCACCGTCGGATTCCTCCGACTCATTTGAACCCATCCAAGTTTGGAGTTGAATCTTCAAATCATCATAAGTTGGTTCGGGATAAAGTTCGGTGATTTTTGGTTGTTCCTTAATCTTCGCAACAATATCAGGATTATCGGTCGCCGGTGTTTGCTTAGGTTTGATACGGATGGTTGTTTCTGCGTAATTTCTACCGGCTTCTTCTGCCGATTTAACGGTAACTACAACGTCTCTACCTTCCTTCAAGTCGGTAATATCACCGTAATCCGGGTCGGCGATGAATCCGAGAATAGACTCATAAACTTGCTTACCGAATCCCCAAAACTTTACACCTTCTTTTTCTTGTCCACGAACAAGAACGGGAACGTATGTACGCATCTTTGGTTCTAACTTACGACCTGCAATCCAATCTTCCTTATCACCCGTTTGCTTCAACTTTTCAGCAAATTCAACAATAGGGTCAGGACGACCGAATGAAATAGGAGAAAGTGTTGACTTCTTACCTAAATTATAGTGGAAATAAAGTTCCAAGAAAGGATTTTCTGTATTGTGTACGTATGGAACAATACGAATTTGATGTTCACCCGGTTCTGGTTTCCAGATGTTTGAAGTGCGATTGTTTGCATTCTTCAATGTGTTAAGACGACCACGAATAGCATCTAAATTGATACCCATATAATTACTCCTTAAAAATTAAATAATAAAATTGAACTGATAACTTTTATCTGTTCAGATGTTAACTGTCAATACAAATATACGAAATTAAATGTTAATAGTCAATAGTGTAGGAAAAATTATTTTTTAGATGATTTCTTCATCTTACTAATTAAGATTTCCCGAACGATTCTTTCAATTCTTCTTTTTGCTTCTTCTGTGAAGAATGATTTAGATTCTTTTTTTGGTTCTTCTTCTGTTGGTTTTTCTTCTGCCGGCTTTTCCGTTGGTTTTTCGGTAGTAGTTTTTTCTGCAGGCTTTTCCGTTGGTTTTTCAGTAGTAGTTTTTTCTGCAGGCTTTTCCGTAGGGGTTTCCGCTGGTTTTTCCGTGGGAGTTTCCGCCGGTGTTTCGGCAGACTTTTCACCACCTTTATCTTCTGGTTTTTCTTCCGCTGGTTTTTCTGATGCCGGTTCCGCCGGTGTATTTATGGCAGAATCTAATTTACCAGCTATATTTGCAGAAATACCGTCCAAATAAGTTGATACCGATTGGAATAATTCTTTATCCTCTTCTGTTAGTTTTGAGGAAATTATACGACCTATTTTGTTTATAACAAGATTTAAATCTTTTTCAGATTGTGTTTTATCTTCCTCACTCGATCCTTTGCTTTTTATTTTGTTTAAAGCATTGTACATTGTTTTTAGAGAAGGCAACGATGAAAATCTAGAAGATATTGATTTAAACTGGTCAACCTTTGATTTATATTCGTTAGATGTGGCAAGTTTTCTAAACCATTTTGAGATTTCAGGTCCAGTACCTGTACCAATTATATTAGTCATTAAACCATTTCCACGATTGATATATGATGCCGCATCTATGAATGCAATATATTTAATCGGAGAAGTAGAACCCGCTGAAATAGTTTCTTTTAATTTTTGTTTCTTTGCATTACTCATAAATTCTCTCAGTTATGGTTGTAGTGTTATTTGTTTTTTATCTTGACCGAGATATAAACTTATACTTGTTTTTCTGTTAAAGAAGTGAAGTTTCCTACCCATAGGTTTTTTATACTCATACCCAAGTTTACGCATACCATCAACTATTTCATGCTCTTGATATTTGGATGCATTTATAGTATTATCCGGCATCATAGTTAATTTGTTCAAATACTTCTTGAGATTGCTAAAAATATCATCTATTGCACCGGCCTCGGTAACAATTTGAAATTCTTCTTTCAAAGCATTTATAAGATAATCGGTATCTTGTATTATTTTATTGTAAGACTTCATATTTTAATTTAGTTCCAAACAGGTTCACAATATACTATAAATATGTCAAACTAAAAAATTTAAACAGAATATATCTTAACAACTTCTGTTTTTATTAAATTCAACCCAGATGATTTCTTTAACATCATTGTATCTTGATACCTCTCCCATTCTATCGGATATTTCTTATCAAGAATGCCATTATTTATATTGACAATGAGTTCATTTAATGCATTTATGGTGTATATTGTGTTTGTTTCTTTCTTACGATGTACTAATATGGATCCGGGTAAAAAATCTTTACGAGAATCTAAAACAATGTTATACGATAAAATAAGTTCATTATCAGATTGTGACGATTTTAACAAAAATATCTTACCGTTTAATAATTTAAAATTTTCGGTAATTTTATTTATTGTTTGGTCTATTTGATTTTTTCGGACAAATGTACATACAAGTTGTGTTTTCAATTCCTCTCTCTCATTAAATTGTTGTTTTTAATATTATCCATCCACTCCGACACGAGCCACCTATCTCCGATATATTCGTTCATAACTTGAAGCAATATAAACAGTTGTTCCTCATTTTTCATATCTATTATACCGGATGGTATTCTATTTGACCATTCCGATACCAATTCATTTATAACTTCATTCATAATTTACCCATTATTGTTTACATATAAATATGTATTATATTTCTTTAATATCATTTAAATCGTCACCAATGGATAATTTTATTGTCATATCATCCGTCTCAAAAACTTTAGTCAATACTGGTATTATATCAAGTTCATCGGGGTGAATATCAAATATGAATGCATCATAGACATACATGGATAAGGTACTTTTCTTTTCATTAAGTAACTCTGAAATTAGTTTCATCTTATGGACATTATACTCAGTTTCCAATGATTGTAGAAAGTAATTGAATATTTTATTAGGAGATTCGTCTTCAATATCTCTAAATCTCTTTTTATAGAAATATGATTCGATAAATCCATTTGTAGTGTATTCATTATAAAGTTCGTCAATCATTGCCTGTACACGTAGAAAGAACGGGTGCTGTAAAAACTTATCGGTTATGTTACCATAAATGTTTTTAAACACCAACGATTTAAATTCTTTATATGAAATTTCCAACCCCAATTCTTCTTTTATTTCTTCGTATGGGTGTTTAGTAAAGTTATACTGCAAAATCTTAGCGAGTAGTTTTACGTGAAATGCATCATAGTCAAACTGAATTAGTTTACCGCCATTAAATTTTGAAGTTATTTTACTCCGGGATCCATCTTTTTTATTTATCGCGGAGAAGTTAAAATTATTCCAAGAATTACTCGGTCTTGTAGTTGAGGTGTACCACATATAATTTTGTTTGTGGGGAACACCATCTACCATTATAGGAGTCTGTTCTATGTTCCGAAATACTTGGACAAAATCATCTGAGTATGAAATACATGACTCTGTAATTCTATCCGATTTATAGTATGACATCACGAATAATATTATGTTTTCCGCAAACTCTATGTGTTTGGAAATTGGTATTATTTTACCGACGGAATTATCTTTGTAAAACTTAGAGTAAAAATACTCAAATGTTTTTGGGTAAAATTCACTTACATTTATAGTATCATCAACATAATACTGCATATACGAGTTCAAATCAACACCCGAATCGAAGCCATTGTATGCTAACAATTTTTTATTGAATACCAGAGACTTCGGGTGAAGTTTAACGTCATTCAGTTGAATATCGGAAATAGGTTTGTCTGGATGTGAAAAATTTACTAAATTGAACGTTCCATCTTCAAAATAAAGATATAGTGCCAAAATAGTGGTTTCACTCGGATGTAACTTATCGTTAGATACGAGTGGAATACATATACATGGTATTTTTTCAAACATAACGTTTATCTATCGTACTTTGTAAACTCTCTTGGGTTTGTAAGAATTGTACGTAATATAGGAAATTTTTTTGAATATCTATCAATAATTCTTTGATTTGTGTTATAAATTCCTGAAATTTTTAATACATTGTCAGAATAAACATCAAATTCCGGCCCACTTAGTTTCCACGGTATAGTTATAAGTCCATACAAATACTGATTTATACCAGTTCTATCTACTTCATAATCAACAGTTTGTGGTTCATCTATTTCAAAAAACACTTTATCCGGTTCATTTCGTTTATAAATAAAGTACCGATTCATTACTCCATTTTTTTGATGTATTTCACTCGGTAATACTTTAACGGCACGAGGGGCAGAATAACTTGAAAGTTGTGTTAATCCAGATGTTCTTATAGTTTCTTTTTGACCACGAATTTCTTTGTAATGACGTATATCCAAATACTTAAAATAAGACTCACTCATATCTTTATACTTTGTTAATTTTAAAGATTTATTCGGATTCCAATCCTTTTCTGTAAATACCTCACCCGTTTCATATCTATGATAGAATCCGATATATTCTTTCCAATCACCAATAGTCATCCACTCTTTCCCCCGTGTGAAAAGATTTCGTTCAATTTGATTTTCAGGATAATATATTTTTTTTCTATTTGCAGCCATATAATTATTCCATGCTGATTCTAGATTTTGTAGTTAATGTTGTCTCCCATATTCCATCTTTAACGGTGTGATTAACCTTAACGACGGTAAACACCATATCATACGTTTGATTATACTGATATGGGATCAGTGATGTTTTTATAACATCCCCAAACTTAAACCCGTTAATACCATCTATTGTTATACTTAAATCGATTGGATATATTGCCTTAGATAACCATGACGCGTCTTTAACTTTATTTCTTTTATATTTTATCAAATTACCACGATATGTTTCGCCCCACGAAGAATTAAATCCGGCGGTAGAACCTACCGAATTTATGGAGTTATTCATTTCTTTCTTGGCATCTTCAAATTCTTTATTAAATGCCGCCTCATCCTTTTCTTTTCTAGTTGTGGTGGAAACATCTCCATTTCCAGGTTTTACTTTATTCGCATCATCACCACGTGCCTGTGTATATGCCGCGGCCGCCAAAGGTCCAGGCGGATGACATGATATTGAAACATTTTTTATCAGAGGTTTAAATATAGTTGCATCAAACTTAAATTCATTAACCTTTATTGATTTGGGTATATTAGAATCTTCGATTGATAAAATCGCAGGACTATCGGGGGTTTTATAATTCTCATACATAACCGTACTTAGTTGATACATATCTCCCGATGCAAAATTTATTTTCTTTATGAGCGATTCAAACAAAGAGGTTATATTTTTAAAAGGAATATTGGTAGAATTATTTTCTATATGTTTGGTGTATGTGTCTATAATATAATCTGTACCCAATAGTATATTGCCAAGATTAATATGTCCTTGTGATTCATCTACCTCTTCCGATAAAACAGACGTTTGGAATGGATTACAACTTGCCCCGTAATTTCCCATATCTGGATCCGGAAAGTAAACATCAATAGGAAAAGCAGAACGCACTTCGGGTAATTTATCTGATATGTTTCCAAATACATTTATTCTATACAGATTTTGTAAAAACTTTTTCTGTGAATCTTTTTCGTATCTTGCAATTAAATCATTTGCAAATTCAACTATTGATCCTAATTTGACATACCAAAAAACTTTCGGTGTTATTGCAGCCGATTTGTTTTTATTTTCCGCATCACCCTCTTCTTGAAATGGAAGACCTATTGCATAATATTCTAACAAACCATTCTTAGTGGATTTTTTTGGATAATATTTACTCGAACCTACTGCTAATTTATTTATAGCATTTAATGCTGCCAAATCATCTTTAATAACATTCACCAAATTGTTACCACTCATGGCAACACCCGCTGGATCCTTTGTCTCTGTGTCACCGTCTTGTTTTGGAACACTTTGGTCTCCAGATGCACCAATCGCGATTGATGCCTTTGAAACTATCGAAACGTCTGCGGTTACGGATAAATCTGGATTAAAAGACCAATTAAAGTTATAAACGATTCCTGTAAAATTTAATTTACAAGCGGACGCCTCGGCGGCAAATACACTCCATCCAAACGATACGGAAACTTCTTTTCCAGGGGTGAAGAATGCCTTTTCAATGCCATCCATAACAAATCCGTTTGTTGTAATTTTTGGGTAAAATACAAAACTAAATTTACCTTTTAACAAAGAACCTATCGTTCCTTCATTAGATAATTCTATCGAAGTCAATAATGGTTTGTTTGGAACATTTCTTTGTGCATTGTATAACGTCAACTTACCCTCACGGTCAGACATAACATTCGTCCACGGAACTCCTAGGACAATACCGCCTTCGCCTTTTATTCGACCAAATGCAACTTTCTGATAAGACCATGCAACATTGCGTGGGTATGCCTTACCAACACCACGAACTCTCCTACCATAGTAATCGGCACGTGTATTTAATTCAATTCTAACTTCCGAATCAACTTCTCTGTAAAACGGGTTTACATATTTCAATCCTTCTACCGGCATTATCTTTCCTCGTTAAAGTTAGTTATAAGTGTTTGTATTCCACTATATTCGGTATAGTATGGTATTCTAATTATTTTACCCGGCGGTACACTCATACTGCCTTTTCCAAGAAAATTGGCTCTTGCTATAACAAACCAAAATGATTCATCACCATAATATTCTTTGGCAAGTAAATCCAAACGGTCTCCCTCCTGTGAAATTATCATGGTATCATCCGGTGTACTAAAATCTGGATACATAACTGAAGATAATCTTCTAACTGTCTTAATTGTACCGTCGGATTCTACCTTTCTTGCATTTGGGAATATGTGTCCGTAAGTATATCTGTTTCCCATAATTATCTCCTATTTCTATTAATTTTGACCAGGTGTACCGGGCATAGATTGTGGTGAATCTTCAAACTTACCATCCAACGGTTTATTTTCATCACCGGGTGGTATAGTCAAATTGTATTTGTTTTGGTCGCCATCTATACCCATATCATCAAATGTTTTAAAATAATTTACTTTAGTGTTATCTATTGGTATTAAACCATTTTCCAAACTATCTCCGTTTTTATCATCGTACAACGAATACATCACACCTCTGAACTCTGGTCTGTACACACCAACCGGAACAAACTCACAAGAAACTTGAATATTTTTTGGTAATTGCAATGCACCCGGCGTGGATAAATCTTTATTAGCGCCATCCATTCTTTGATCCTCATACAAATGTGCAGTTTCCCAATATCCATTTGAGTTATCAAATGTATATGATAAATTACTTATGTAACCAGGCATTTTTCTATAAAGATTACCGATATTCAATCTAATCATAGGTGCCCGCATAAATCCGGCTTTCGTGTATTCTGGTGCCGTCCATGAGGATAGATAGTTCAATTTTCTCCAACTTGCCTTCATTTCATCACGTGAACCGATATGAACCGTGAATCCAAACGATATTGAACGTTCATATCCCTGATATGTGTATAAAGGATCCGCCCGTCCCATATACTTAACAGAGTTCCAACTTGGTTTATGATTATCAGTTATACTATCAAACGTTGCACGGAATACTATAACTTCGGCAGGACAATAATTATGTCCACTCAATACAAGACTTGAGAAATAAAATTCAACTAAATCTTTAGAACCTGGTAAAGAGTTGTCATTGTATGCTCCTTGTTCATATACCAAGTTGTGTGATATATCAAAATTTGCCCGTTTATAGTCTATGATATTTATACGGTCTCCCCTAAATTCAGAATCTGGTTTTAATTTAGGAACAGAATATGTCTGAAATTTCTTAGCCTCTGCGTCGTTGGTGGCACTTCCCGCTAATTTATTTATACCTTTCTCAGATTTACTATAAACAACATTACTATTATATGGGATATTACGTTGTGCACCGGGTTTTCCATATTTACCCAACCCGAAATAATTTTCAAGATTTCTAGTATCATATCTTGCGATTCCAGGATGTGTTATAAATGATTCGGAACCACTTGATTCTAAATCATGTCTGAAATCATTAAATAGAGCCGATCTACCGGAGATTCCCGGCTTTACCTTTTGAAGTTTATTGTAAGCAAGTGTTCTATATTTCTTTATAGGATCGGAATCCGAATCTATTATTTTACTGTCTGGACCACGATATAATTCACTTCCTTCCTTTTTTGCAGAGTAATTGTTTCGTACACTTATTCTATCTACTATGTTCTCATATCTTGGTTCAAATGTACTCGAATTTACGATTCTGGTTTTTGTGTCTTTTTGTAATTCGAGGGTTTCGTTTAAATCCGAAGGTGAAGTGTTAACCGCCGGATTTTCAGGTCCAGATTCTAGTAATCCAATTAAGGCCTCTAATATACCCTTATATTGTGAATTACTATCTATTATACTATCACGATAAGTACGTGATGCCGCGTAAAATGTATCTCTCTTAGCTGATTCTAAATAAGAGGTTTCACTTGATTCATTGAATAACATAGGACTTGTGGTATATGATCCCAAATAAGGATGTGATGCCCTATTGATTTTTGTCCCGCCAATTCCGAGAAATGAATTTGGTCCACCGAAATTTGAAGAAACTCGATTCATCACCGAAGAACCTCGTAAGAAATTAAGAAGGTTCATTGAGCCAAAAAATTGGGGTTTCGGCCTAGTAGATGGTTTAAATGAACTTGGCAATAATTCTTTCATCAATCCAATCAATCTATTGTAACCACCTGGATCATTGTTTATAATACTTGGCGACGGTAGTCTATCAAAACTTGTATAATTTGGATCAGTAAATCTTTCTTTTAATTCCCTGTTTACAGTTGATGTTCCATACTTGTTTAAGTAATCAGAATCCAACGGATTTATACCATGTCTTGCGTAATGACCACCGGCACGTGCAGTTGCAACGTTTCCAATCAATGATAATGGATTGTATAACAAAGTAGAGGATATTCCCAAAACCCCGTTTGTAAATATTTTAGGGTCAACATCTACGACCGGATTCATCGCCTGTAAACCGAGTTGTTTGATGTTGAATAATGCACCCTTTGCACTTAATGTGAATTTACCAATACGAACCACGTCTTGTAGTATTCTTTCCGCTTGAGTTGTTGTACCACCACG